ATCGACCACCGTGGACATATCACCGTCGATCAGCTCCCAGGCCATCGCCCAGAGGTCGATGCGGATCTGCTGGCCGGAGGTCACGTTGGTGATGCGCATGTTGGATGAGCCGTAGGGCATCGAAACCCTGATGGTCGGCCAGGCCGAACCGCCGAGCAGCTCGGGCACGGTCACAGTAGGTTTGGACGACGAGACCGTGAAGGTCTCGGCGGTCGGCTCGTGGAACCAGGGGTCAGGGGCCGCAAGAGTAATTCCGAGCTTCGCCCAAGTTCGGCCAGACGCGTCGTAGCTTTCATCCCCTTCCCAGCCCGAGGAGTAGTAGCACTCGGCGTACCGAGTGCGCAGGCGAGGGAACGTTCGGTCTTCCACGACCAGGCGGCGAGGCACGTCCGGGCGCATAGTTGCCGCCAAGGCGTTCATGAGCCGAAGGAACTCTTGCCTAGTGCGGCCCCACACGTACAGCGGAAGCATGATCTCTCGGGAGGCAAACCGGCCCCCTTGGAGGAACCCGCCATCGAGAGCGGGGTAGTCCGTCACAACCTGATCAGTTGGGGCAATGCCGAGGCCGGTAGCCCCGGCCAGCATGATGATGCCGGAACGCTGGTTGTCTGGAGAGCCGGTGAATATGAACTCGTCCTGGCCGGAAGCATCTTGCCAGCGAATAGTGACGGGAGCCTTCAGGGCGTCCAGTTCCCGCTGCCACTGCACGGGATAGGGCATGGCACTCCTTAGCGGCGCTTGTTCCAGCGGATAGTCAGTTCATTGCTCCAGGCCGTAGTCCGGCCGTTGCGGCTAGCGCGACACGAATAAGCAATCTTCTTATAGGAATGGCTGCCGACCTTTTCAGCGATAACCCACGTCGACCACTTACCGTCTTTTCCGACTGTGCAGGGAGCCGGAACGGGGCCAGCCTCACCCCATTTGGTGACCAGCCGTCGCCGGAATTCGAGGCGAGCGCCGGCCGGGCCGGTGCCGCGCAGAGTGACACGTTGTCCGCTCCTCGCGGTGTGATTGGTCGGCGCAGTAATCCGCGGAGCCGTAAACGGGCTCGTGGGGGGCGTCAGCGTGCCGCTGATCGCGAAGCTGTGAACGACCTGATCCGAAGCTCGGTAGTCCTGATAGCGGGTCGCACGGATGTCCCAGGAGCCTCCCGAGGCGAACGGTGCCTTGGAGGTGTCGAGCTGGTATGACCAAGTGCCGTCGTCGTCCGGCGCGACCAGGCCGTCAGTCTCGGCGTCGCCGAGCGGCACCCATGTGCTCGTCCCAGCCTTGGAGTACTCCAGGAGCATCCACTCGGACCCATCCGTGGCAAGAGGTGCCTCACCGACCGCCGAAGTGATGACGACGGTCTCACCCGCCTTGAACGTCGTGACCGGCGTCCACCCGGGCTTGTCGATGACCGGCGCTGTTTCAGCAGTGAGGGCGTGCCACATGGTTGGAGAGATGAGCTGCTTGCGGTTTCGGTAGCCCGTAGAGATGACGTGTAGCTTCGCGTCGGCCGGGACCACCACGTCTCGTGTCACGGCCTGGCCGGGCTTGAGAGTGATGGGCCCGCCGACCTGGCGGCCGTCGAGCCAGACATACGCGGAGAGGTTCACCGCGGGCGTGCCGGTGTGGGCGAGCTGCACTTGGTAGTGCCGCTCCATCGATGCAGGGTCAACGCTGTAGCTCTTGACGGTGCCCTTCACGCCTCCGATGCAGTCAGCGGAGTAGAGAGCGGTGTCGCCTGTGGTGGCCCCGTCTACGGCCTTTAGCCCAATCTGGTGAGGCAGCGCATCGGACGGCACATCGACATAAAGGGTGGAGTCGAGAGGTCGCTTCTTGACGATCTTGCCCGTCTTGGGGTCCAGCTCGACCGCTTGCAGAACCCCGAGGGTCCACATCTGGGAGCCGTACCGAACACCGTCGAGCATCACGTAGACGCGGTGCGTGCGGTCCACGCGCACGGTGATCGTAAGCCGGGTTTTGCCCGCAGGTGCTCCGCCGACCTGGACACACGAGCGTCCGGCAATCTTGAAGTTGGTGAGGGTCATGCCGCCGCCTCCTCGACTCGGGTGAAGCCGAAGCTCGGCACAGGAACGGGCTCGTCCAGGGGGACCAGGTCCTCGCGCTCGGCAAGGTCGTTTACACGCGTCCACAGGCCCTTGATCTGTCGGTACAACAGAGGAGACGCGGTCGCGTCCTCGGTACCGAGCGTGGGTCGGGCCAGGTGTCCGTCCTGGACACTGGCAATCAACTCGACCTCGCGCACGACCTCGTCACGGACATCTCCGTCCAGGTGCACCCGAACGATGTCGCCCAGGTCGTAGTCATCGGCCCACGCAGGAGTCGACGGAGTCTCTACCGGGGTGACCGTGATCGTGGCCGAAGGGCCAGCCTCGACCAGGACCTTGTCAGCCTGCTCATGGAGTTGACGGTACTGACGAGACCAGACGGGCGGGTCGAGCGGCCACCCGGCGGCGCGCTTGGGGTCCTGCATCCACTGCCAGTCAACGCTGGACGCGTCCACGAACTTCTCAGCGCTGACCCCCCACTCAACCTCGGCCGCGGTGAGTCCGCGGTTGGCCCAGGCGAGTGTGTTGGCTCGGTCGTCAGGGGTGAGTTGCGGATCGCCCCACCAATCGGGATCAAGGTCTCGGAGCTTGTAGTACGCGTAGTAGCGCTCGGGTCCCTCGCGCTCGACCTCGGTCTCCGTGTAGCCGGTGACCTTGCCTGTGCTGTCCTTGGTCGGTTGAACCTTGAGCACCTTGTACTGGCGGCGCTGTGCGCCGACTACGACTCGCGTTGCCTCGGGAGCAGTGACGCTGTACGAGTACGCCTGCAAGTTGCCTAGGTGCGCGCCGAACTGAACGTCTCCGGTGAGGTCGTCTACCGCCTGGATCCGCACGAGGACGCCAGGGCCGTCGTCGGCGTCTGCTCCGTCGCCGAGTGAGTAGGGCGAGGGGTGCCAGACACAGGAAATGCGGAAGCCGTAAACCGCTGCCATCTTGCGGATCTCATTGCTGACGTCGTTGAACCGAAGCAACGTCGAGTTGGCCGTCTCGTCGTCCAGGAGCGCAGGATCCTGCCGAGCCACGTACAGCTTGGAAACCCACCGATCAGGTTGGCCAGCCACGTTGGCGAGGAGCAGCTCCCGGAGCAGCTCTCCCACGTTGGTCCACGACGGAGAGGTCTGCCAGTGCACGTGCTTGGCAGCCCAGTGAATGTCTTCGGCCGGGTTGGTCCAGGCCAAGCGCTCGGCGAGCAGAGCCATGTCGTCTACGCCCGTGACGCGTACGACTCCGGCGCCAGGGTTTTCAGCAGCGTCCCAGGCTCGCTCGATAGAGCGGATCGGGCCCGAGAAGACGGGCTCCGCTCGGCCGTCCCGGAAAACCACAATGCCTCGACCTGGGAGCAGCCAACGAGACTGCTCTGAACCAGACGGGACTTCTATCGACCAGCTACCGACGTCGTTGAGTCGACTGATCGCCTGGAAGCTTGTGAGGGTGTCCAGCTCCCCGATCAACCCCAGGGGAGGGACAGGCCGGGAGGACTGCTGCTCGGGGACGTCGCCACGTGGGTAGAGCGCTTCCCGTACGTAGACGTGATACCGCATGAGGCTCGCTCCTGATGGAAGAAAGAAGCCCCCGGCGGTCGAGCCGGGGGCCTGCTTAGCCGTACAAGGCGTCTGCAAATCGAAGATGCTTGAGAAGCGTCGTCTCAGTCGGCACGTTCGGTGCCGCATTGACGGTGATGTTGTAGATCTTCTGCGCGGTGGACTTCACCGCAGACTCTCCGGAGTGAGCAGGGAACGCACGCGCGTATTTAGCACGGAGCTTGGTGTCCACTCGGGATAGCTGGTCCACTGAGTCATAAATGGATGCAGCTCCGAAGGTGCTTACATCAGGTGCATCAGCTCGCGCGGCAAAGGGTGTCGGCCCCGGATCGCCGTTCTCGGACGAAGGGCTTGCAGCGAACAGATGCAGGCCGCCTAGAACGTTGCCAAGAGAGCCGACCTTGCTCGTCACGCTGCTTATCAGGCTGGTGATTCGACCGGCAATGCTGGCAATCTGCGCCCAAGCCGAGGAGACAGTGGACACGATCGAGGCCATGATTCCAGAAATGGATGAGGCCATGCCGCCAAATGGTCCGACTGCTGCTGTCTGGGTGCTCTTCGCCCCTGAACTCGTATCACCTGTGATCTTGGACCAGGCGCGGGACACTGCATCGGACAGAGAGTTCATGGCAGACGCTACTCGATTAACCATATCGAGAAAAGAGCCGACGACACTGCCCTTGATGGTGTCTGAAGTGCCCGTCATGAATGAGCCCAGGCCATTGAACAGACCTTCGAGGAAACTCACACACGCGTTCCAGGCGGCAACGATCCCATTGATAACCCAAACCGCGCCGTCGTAGAGCGAGTGCCACAAGTCGACGGTAAACTTGATGTTAGCCATCACTGTCGACAGAGTTGCCAGGATGAGAATAAAGGAGAACTGGGCGAAGTCGGCAAGGGCCTTGAGGTTCTCACCGTTGCCTAGCGTGTCAAAGATGGCCTTGAGTGCAGTAGCAATTTCGTTGATCAATTGGGGCGAGACCTTGGCGAAGCTGTTCAACATCTGCGCCAGGGAGGGCGCCAAGGTCCGAAGGGCCGAACCCAGGGCTGTCAGCGTCTTGCCGTAGTCCGTACCCCCTTGCGCTAGGGTCGTGAAAAAGCTGCCAATCGCTGTTCCGAGATCAGTAATCAACGTGCGGAACCCGTTGACTGCGGGAACCATTTGCGGATTCGTAAGAGCCCGGACGATTCCCTGAAGGACGCTGGTTCCAAACTGCGTTACCGTCTTGGCTAGAGGCGCAACGTACTTCGAGACGCTGTTGAAGGCCAGGCGTAGAGGGCCGCCCATGAGCCGGATCCACTTCTGGACGGCCGGGAGTTGCTTTGAGATCTCCTTGGCAAGCGGTCGAACCGCAACCCCTAGGACCTGGCGGGCCGTGCCGAGCACGCCCTGCAAGTTCTTTCGGAACCCCTTTGCGATCTTGTCGTTGCTCTTGAAGAGATAGGCAAGCGCAAGACCCAGTGCGCCCGCTACCGGAACGAGCGTGAGAAGGGCTCCGAGGACTGCACCGGCAGCAATTACAAGGCCAATCAGTGCGCCAACAAGGACAACGATCCCCGCGATCACAATGCCCCGGATGACTGGCCCCAGCGAGCCGAGGGCTTCGCTGAAGCCCATTGCGCTCTCAGTGCCCGACTGAAAGGCGCTCCCGGCGACCTGGCCCATTTGGCGCATCTGCGCCGATGAATTGCGAATCATGGAGCTGAGTTGGGAGACCCCTGCCATGAGCTGTCCGAAAGAGTTCCGGTCCATGTCCACATGGACCTTGAGTCTCCGAGGACGAAGAAAGAGGTCAAGCTCCGCACGGGCCTTTCCAAGGTCGAGCTTCACATTGACCGTAAGGTCGCGATTATGAGTTACCCGTTGGAGTTGGGTCCGCATTTGGCCTGTGTTCAACTTGAGCTGAAGCGCAATAGTTCTATTGCGTGCGATGTCGCGCAATTCCGCTTTCACGTCGGCCGCGCCCTTGAGGGCGACCTCGATGTGAACCTTCAAATCTCGCGCAAGCTCATCAAGCTCGGCCTTCGCGCCGGCCTCACCTTTAAGTTCAAGGTCAACCTCGACCTTCGAACCGGCCTCGGCCTCGTCCAAAAACGCCTTCAGCCGCTCCTTGAAGCCACCTGTATCGGGAACGACTTTGACCGCGAGCCGCTCAACTTCGTGGCCACCAGCACCACCGGACATGTGTCACCTCCTCCCGCACTGCGGGGGTTCTAAGACGGCAGGGGAATCAACGCACCTGGACCGGCCTGGGGAAGGCCGGCGTCCTCGCCACGGAGTCGACGTAGCAAGATGTCAGGCTCTCCAGCGGGGCGGCCCTTGGGCCGCGGATAGGGCGCAGGACTTGCGATCTTCTTCCGCGAATTCGCTGCCACCGTGACGTGATGCAGATGCAGAACGGCGTCGATGAGATCGGCCGTCAGGTACGCCTGGCGGTCCCAACCGGAAAACTCCGGCCCGCCTCGGCGGGCGACTGCGGTAGCCGAATCGATGGGCAGGTACTCCACAAGCGCAAGCGCGTGACGAGGCGGGAGAGTGCCGTCAAGAATGCCGTGCACATCCACCCCGTAGTAGCGGAGCAGATCGGCATAGACCTCTCCGCCGTGCGCCTCAATCAGCTCGTGGAGTCGGATGCTTCCGGGCCCTGGGCCGCCTCCATCCACGTCCTGAAAATCTCCATCCCCATCTCCGGCGGGAGATCGTCAAGTGAGTCCTTCATCGCCCGCGTCCGGCTGGCCGCGATGGCAAGGATCTGGTCGGCCGCATTCAGGCGGGCCTCAAGGGAAGCCTTGTCGTCCTCGATCACGCTCACCAGGGCGAGAGCATTCTTCAGCTCCGTCTTCGATAGGTGGAGCAGTGGACGGAGGAGCAGTTCCTTGCCGTCCTTGGCAAGGAACGGAAGTCCCTTCTCCTTCTCCAGTGCTTCGGCCTTCGCCTTCAGGTCAGCAAAATTAAGCATGACGTCTCCTCGCAGATGTGCAGATGATTCAGCCCCGACCCCCGTCATCTGCAAACAGGGGCCGGGGCCGTAGAGGATTAAGCCGTGTACTTCAGGCGCTCAGAAATAGTGCCGGTGTAGTCAGTGCCCGGCGCGCTCAGAGTGGTCGCCGTCACCGGAATCTCGGCCAGCGCAGCCGGATCGGTCTCAATGGCGTCCGAGCCGGTGATCGAGGTCTTGCCGTAGTGCTCGACCACCTGGTACTCGCCATCTACCGCAACGATGAGCAGCGCCTTCTCTTGCGGCACAGAATTCGCAGGAATGCGGAACGCCTTAACCGTGTCGGTGTCCTTGGCCGGAGTGATTCCATCTGGACCCACGACAACGCCACCGCCGTAATACAGCGCGTATGCTTCGACGGTCCAGTCCAACAGGTTGAGAGTGACGGACCTGGTCTTCACCGGCTGAGTCGTCCGCAGCGCGGGGTTCTGCCAGCTACCCAGAACCTCCGGATCGTCACCATCAACCTCTCGGCTGATGCCATTTTCCAGACTGGTGTTTCCGATGGTCTTCCAAACAGCGCCAGGCGCCTTCGGATCAGCGATAGGAAGCGCCGGCATCGGAGTACCGACCGGTGCGACGTACACGTAGCCAGTGCTGGGCAGCACTTGACTGTCTGCCATAGGGGCCTCCATGAAAAAAGCCCCGCCGATGGCAGGGCTCAGAAGAAAGAAGAAAGTGCGTGGGTTAGTAGGGGGCGCGGGCCCAGACGTCGTACGTAGCGTCGAAATTGTACGAATCTGAATGCTTGCCGCTCAATCCGTCGCGGTCGAGCTGGGGGCCCTTCACAACCTGGAAATCGGCGATCTTTCCCTCAGGTGAGTGAAAGCCGTCGAGACGGGCCTGCCAGAAAGCCGTCTGGACTTTGCGAGCCAGATCAGACGCATCCTTGCGAGTGGCCGCGATAGTCGATACCGATAGAACCGCGTGATCCACGATCGGATTCTTGGTTGAGCCCCCAACACGAACAATCCAAACGAAAGGCATCGACTGAACCCAGTCGTGGGGAGGAGTGACAACATAGTTCGCTGCGTCTGGGAGATAGTGACGAAGCACGTCCAAGGCCAGGGCTTCGATGTCGGCGACCCTTGGTGCGATCATCCGTAGATCACGCCCTTGATGAAGTGCAGCCCTTCGACGCGTTCCTTGGTCCAGTTGTGCACGAATCCGTAGTTCAGGGGCACGGCATAGCGAGCACCGACGTAGACCCAATAGTCCTTGCTGCTCGCACGCTCGACCCCAACCGAGCTAAGGAGATAGCCGGTCTTGCTGTGCGGCGCGATGGCCGTCTTGATCCGGGCCTCGGTCTTGTCCGCCACGGCGCGAACGCGGGCCTGGACGCCAGGCAGCTCGGCAATTACCTCGTTGAGGTTGTTTCTTACGTAGGCCATCAAGCGTCCCCCAACAGCTCGACCAGCAGGGAGACGTAGGACTGCGAGGTGCGGGAACCGCGGAAGAGCTTGGGCTCCTCCTGGACCGTCCAGGCTTGATTGCGGAACTCGATGCGACCCCACTTGCCAGTCGGCGGTGCTCCGTCGACGGGCTTGCAGATCACGCGAACTCGCTGAACGTCGGCCCAACCCTGGGCCTCGGTCCTGATGTCGACTGCCCAGCCAGCGCCCGAGTAGCCCACGGGCAGGACGTAGGCCCGAAAGCGCACGGGGGTTAGAGGCTTGCCGTCTTCACCCAGGTGCGTGGGCGTCTTGCCGCCGTACCCGTCGCCTTCGTACCTGATTGGGTAGGCCAGAACCTCTTCATTCGCGCGGTCGAGGATCGCCATCAGGTCACCTCGGTCTGGACAGCGCGCGACCACCGAGAGGTGTCGTTGTCGAACCGCAGGCGAGCACGCCACCCGTAGACCGCCATGCCTGCCGGGATAGGGAAGGACGTGTGCCAGTAGGGGAGCCCACCGTCACTGATGTCCTGGGACTCGGCGACGGCCGAGTCCACCCAGGTCACTCCGTCCAGGCTGTGCTGCACCTGGACCAGGCCCTCACGCCACGTCCGGCCGGTAATCGTGAGATCGGTCGGCCCCTGGACGACCGATGGGACAGTGACGATCGGGACCGGCAGGGCCGAGACGTAGGTAGGGGTTACGAGTCGGATCGACCCGTACCGCGGAGATACCCACCGCAGGTAGGCCCGCAACGAATCCTCCGAAGCAGAGGACAGGACCACGGCGGCACCACCGTAGGCGTATCCGCTCGCCAGGTCGGCAACGCGCTCGGTCGCAACGCCGGGCTCTGAGTTGAGCAGTCGGCGAACCTCAATCAGGGCAACGGCCTTGATGGCACCTGGAGCGGGGGAAGGGAACGTCCTCCGACAGAACGCCTCGATACTGTCGGACACGTTGCTGATGAACGAGTTGACCTTGTCCAGCTCGCTCCCCGTGTAAACGGTGCCGGTCTGGACGGAGACCTCGTCAGCAGTGATGAGCATGTGGCCTCCAAGAGGGCGGGCCCCGGAGGGCCCGCCATCACGACTCAGGTAGTCGGCGCGGCAAAGGTGCCGCAAACCACAACCTGCTCAGGGCGAATGATCTTCGCGTCGTAAATCAGACGACTCTTAACCGCAGAGGTAAACGTCTTCTCGGGCTGGTACGCCTGCATTTCGGCGTGGGGCATAACCAGGGAGATTGCGTTGGTCGCGGTCATGACCATCTGGAGCTTGGAAGCGCCGGTGTGGGTGCCCTTGGTGAGCTTCTTCGGGTTCGCCGTAGAAGTGTTGGCCAGGGTGTTGCTCACCATGACCGGAACGCCGAGAATGACGCCGATGGCGCCGGTCGGCATAACGGCCTGGCCGCCCCAGTGACTCGCGTCAATGAAGTTCGGGTCCTTAAGCAGACCAGCCCTCACCGAGGGCGCGATAACCAGTACACGATCCTGCGGAGCCGCAGCCGTGTCCAGGACCGTCAGCATGTCCACAATCGTGTTGTAAACACCGTTAGAACCGGACTGAAGGGCAAGCTGCTCGACGTCATCGTGCAGCGCGGGAAGGGCATCCCACGCCGCCTTAGTGGTCGGCACAAGCTTGCTCTTGACGCCGTTCAAGTCCTTGCCGCCAATCGCAGCGGTAAGGGTCTGGGCGACCAGAGCATCAATGGTCTGCGCGGTCGAACGAGCGCGCTGGGAAACCAGGTTGGACATCAGGTCGATACCAGCCTGAGTCTGGAGCTGGTGAAGCGAGTCCACTTCGAATCGGAAAGACGAACCCTTGGCGACGGTCATCTTGATGTACTCAAGCTCCGCGCGGTCCATCTCATTATCCGCAAATCCTTCGTACGCGGCCTTGCGGTCAAAATCGCGAACCGTGTCGAGGAAGTGCGGGATGTGCACGACATCCCCGCCGCGCCGGAACTCGCCCTCGAAGTTCCGATTGGTGAAGACGCCGGAACCGAGGATCAGATTGTGCTCAAGATCCTGAAGAAGCTGGGCAGTCCAGATTTCCGGAATGAAGAGGTTGCCGGTGGTCTGTAGGGCATGACCGGCCGCAGAGTCGGTGTAGGTGCCGTTGGCGAAAGTCTCAGCCATGTAGTACTACCTCATTTGGGCATAGAAAAAGGCCCCAGGGAATCCCAGGGGCCTTGCAAGTGGAGAGTGTGGGTTACGCCTTGCCGCGCATCACGTCGTCAAGTCGGCCCTCGTCGCGGGCCTTGTTGATCTGATCGCGGGTCATGCGGCGCAGGTCTGCGCGGGTGAGCTGGCCACCAGAGGTGGACTGGGCACCGATGCCGAGATCCGTCGACGTTGCCGCGAAGCGGGGGGCCGGACCAGGCGCCAGCCGCTTAAGCAGCTCGACGTCGACCTCTCCGTCCCGCATCACCTTGGTCGGGTCCAGGAGGCCAAGCACCTCCTCGTCAACCCCGGCCTCGGCTGCGGCCTTGGACAGCTTGAGAGCCTTGCGCTCCGCCTCGAACTCGGCGGCAGCCGCCTCGCGGCCTCGTGCCACCGCCTCGGCAATGGTCCGCTCGTCTTCGGACATGCTCGCCCGCTTGAGCTGGTCCAGCTCCTTCAGGGCGCTCTTGCGCTTGCCCTCCTCCTGGCGCATGAGGGTCTTGTACTTCTCGGCATCGGCCCGGAAGGCGTCGCGCTCGGCAAGTAGTTCCTCGATACTCGGAGTGGGGGCAGGGGTGGTCTCCTGCGTCGGCTCCGTCTCGGTGCCGGCGTCGGTCGCCTTCGTGGTCATAAGTATTTGCCTCTCACAAATAGAAAAGGCCCGGAAATCCCTCGCGGGACTCGGACCATCAACAGGTCAAACTACGCAGCCTTCTGCTGCTCCTTGGCCTTCTGCCGCTCGACAGACGCGACCCTAGCTGCGGAAGTGCCCTGTGCCTTCTGGCCCGCCGTCGCGGGCTGGCCGGGCGTCCCCGGCGCGGGTTCGGGCATATATTTCTGCTGCCACTCGTGCTGTTGCTTCAGCTCCGCTTCCTTCATCTCGATGAAGCGTGCAATTTGCTGCGGCGAGTAGCCGTAGTCCTCCTGGAGCTGCTTGACAGGGATGTCCAGCTCCTTGAGCTTGATGAGGCTGTCCACGAGCGTGGCCTTTGCACGGTGCTCGGGGTCGCCCCAGATGACCTCTGCTCCCCACGCTTCCGCGCGGGGGTCGTCCATGGCCTCGAATGCGAGGCGCATGGCCATTTCCCAGGACTCGCCGAAGTGGAGCATTCGTTCCCTAGCCTTGGCAACTAGACCGGCTTCTGCGGAAGTGATGCTCTCCCCGCTGGGCGCCTGTCCGCCATTGAGCAAGAAATAGTGGAAGGGCACACGGCTCTGTGAAGCCATGTGCTGCACCAGCATGTCAATCAGCTTGACGTAGTTCCCGAGGTCGGCAGGTTCGAACTGGCCGAACTTCACATCCTCGCCATCAAAAGTGAGGATGCGATCGACGTACGCCTTGAGCATCGCCTGCCTCTCTTCGTCCGAATCATCGAACGGCTCGAGGCCCGTAATCACTCTCTGCGGAAAAGCGCCGAACTCTGACGCCACGATGGCGTCCGCAGAAACCTTGTTGATTGCGTTCTGAATCGGCAGTACCGCCGCAAGTTCGCTGTACGGCTCACTCTTGAGCCGCTTGCGGTTCAGAAGTGGAACCACGGGGATCGACTTGAAGGGATTGTCCTGAACCTTCTTGGGGTCGGACCACCCTGAATCCTTCTCGTTCCGATCGACCTTGTAGACGCCGTTAATCCCCTTCTCGGCCGTATCCAGGTACAAGACAGAGTGGATGACACCCCAGTCGTCCTGGTACTCGCGGTACGCGGCCTCTAGCTGGCGTCGGCTTCCGGGGGCGTACTGAACCACCATCTCCGAAGCACTCTCGGGTGTGATGGTGGGCTGGCCCTCGTCGTCGATCCACACGCTGAGGAAGCTGACGCCCTGGACCAGGGCATCGATGTGAGCAGCATTGCTGTCGGCATCGAGGAAGGACCGCTGCCAGATGTCGAGGGCATCCTTGTCAGCGTCCTCGTCGGGCCCCATCCGAAAGCCCCTGATGCTCAAGCGCTCCGAGATCGAGTCCACAATCAACGAGGAGAAGTTATCCCGCCAGCCATGGAAGAGGTCGCCGAAGACTTCGGTGAATTTCTGCTGTGCAAACTTGAGATCCTGGTTCTCCGCGTCATACGCGTCGCGGAATATCTTGCTCTTAGCAGACTGTGTGTGAAGGCGGCCCGATAGGTACTCCACCCAATCAAGGGGAGTGGTGGGCCTGGTGCCAATGATGGGATGACCTCCTTCCGTGGCTAATAGGTGCGCATACGCGCCTTGCGTCGGGTCTTCATCCGACCGTCTTCAATAGCGAAGCCGCGGGCCTCGTAGGCGAGAACCGCGGCCATGGCAGCATCGATCTTCTTCTTGGAATTCTTGGATTCCTTGGTGATGAGGGTGCCCTGTGGAACCTCGTAGGTCACTGTGTTGGTGATGTGCCTCGCCAGGTCCTTGTTGCCGTCATGGCAGATGCCGTCATTGAGAAGGACGGCAGTGTGGAACCGTTCGATGGCTGCGGCCATTTTGGCGTGGCGTTGAGGAGGGAACTCATAGACGATGTCTCGTCCGTCCCGATCTCTCTCCTTGAAGTCGAGAGACCAGACTCCCACGAGGTTCTGCCAATACGACGGATCGCAGAAGACGGCCTCAACCCGGTACATCTCAACGGCCTGGCGCATCGCTCGGTCCACCAGGAACTGATTGACTTGCCAGTCGGGATCGGTCTCGTCTTGTTCCTGAAGGTGAACGAGGAACAATTTGCCGTCACGGAGGCGAACGCCACAGATCGCTGTGGCGTCTGATCTGAGGGAGCCGTCAAAACCGAGGGCGATTTGGTCGCCCGGCTGGATCGGGTCGTCCGTGCGGGACAATCCTTCCCACGTGTACTTGTCGATCCAGTTGTCTGCCGACTCCATGATCTGGTTGCAATAGAATCGGTAAAAGACGGCGGGCGGGGTGAGCGGGTCAGTGGCCTTGGCCACCAGACCTTGGACCGGTGCCCAGTAAGAATCGCCGTAGGCGTCCTTGAGGGCCGCCAGGACCGCTTCTACGTCCGTCAGATCCTCTACAGGAGCGCCTTCACGGCAGTCGTAGAGTAGACCAGGGGTGCCCGCTAGGAAGCTCTCGTAGGTCCTCTGAGCAACGCTTTCCTCGTTGGGGTTGAACGCGTTGGTCGTCTGCATGAGTCGGCTTCCCGACTCCATAGTCTTGTCGGCGTTACGTTGCAAGACTTCGGCGACGTGATGACCGCCGTTCGACTGAACCCAGTGGTGTGTTTCGTCGCAAATGACGAACGTCGGGCGTGCGCCTTCCAGGCCCCGCGAAGAAGAAGCGACCGGTTCGATCCGTCCAGGCCGGCCGTCTTTGAACTGGATGCGTTCCTTGCCGATTTCCAGGCCGTAGCGGTCCTCGGCGGGACTCTCGGCCAGGGCACCGCGGATCATGTCCCGCGTGTTGCTCGTCTGTTCCAGGCTGACGGCAGCGATCTGAACAAGGGGGAGTGCAACGGGCACTCCAACGGGCATCCCGTCTGCGTCTCTACCCCCGAGACGGCACGGGCCGAGGAACTCGATGATCGCCAGTGCCGCCAAAAGCGGAGTCTTCCCCCAGCCCTTCGAGCGACGGAGGGACACCATCGGGTAGAGCCAGGGACTCTCGCCCTCTAGGACCTGGTCCTCCGGCTTGAGGGCGTAGGCCCAGAGGATGAAGCGCGTCTGCTCCCGAGTCGGCTGCCATGGCTTGCCTGCGTTCTTGCCGTCCGGCTGGAGAATGTAGGTCCGACACCACCGGAGGATCTGGTAGCCCAGGGAATCGCGGGGGTGAGGAACGCCCTTCGGCAGGTTGCCGGTCTGGGGGTTCCAGTTCTCGGGGTACGCCAAGAGGAACCTCCTTCCACGGCCAGGGGCCGCGGCAGGCGGCTACTCCTCTGAGAGTTCGGCGAACAGGGCAAGGTCCGCCTCGATGGTCGGCGGAGCCTCGACTTGCTTGGTCTGCTTGTCCTTGAGCGCTGCGACCTTCAAACGCATCCGGTCGGCGATCGTTGCGCCGAGAAGCGATTCGCTCTGGCGAATCTCCGACATGACGAAGTGGCCGGGCTTGCGGTAGTAGCTCTCGACCAGGGGAGCGAGCATCTGAAGACGGAGCCAGTCCGTCTCAGCGAAGTACTCGGACTGCTCGCTGTTCGCCCAGGTGTCCCACCACATCTGAGTAGCAGCCGAGTAGCTCGCGCGCTTCGCGAGCTTCTTCAGTCGGCCAGGAACTTCGTAGTCCTGCTCCAGGTGGGCGGTGTCCACAACGTTGCGCCGGACGGCATTGCTCTTGGGCGCCGGCCCTCGGCCAGCCATGTGATCACCTCCTCTGGAGGGACGGAAGAAAGAAGTCAACGGTGGCGTGCTGCCGCTGCACCATCCAGGAATGTCCCGGAGTCGGATTCGAACCGACGTCTCCACCTACGTTGGCCTGGCAGGGTTCGAACCTGCGCCTCGCGGATTAAAAGTCCGCTGCTCTGCCACTGAGCTACAAGCCATGGCGCCGCACTCTGCATCATTGACCTCATGCTGCCTGGCGTAGCCAGGTTGCGACGTTGGTATCAACCCCATGCCGTTCGGACTGAGTAGCTCTCAAGTTATTGATTCCCCGGAGAGCAGGTAGGGGTGTCAGGGTGACGCTCGGGACTTGAACCCGAACAACCGACTTCACAGGCCGGTGCTCTAACCGCTTGAGCTAGCGCCACAGTCGCCGTGCCTGGATTTGAACCAGGGACCTCCGGATCATGAGTCCGGTGCTCTACCACTGAGCTAGACGGCGTCAATCGGGGTTTTACGAGCTTGTAGCCGAACAGCTCGGGAAGTAGGCGGGGCTGGCCGCGGGGAGAGGGCACGGCCAGCCCCGGTGACCACGGGAGCGGCATCGAGGCGCTCGACCATGACCAGGTCTGATGGAAGAAAGAAGGAGGGCCGAGTCAGGCAGCTCGCCGTTGTCGGCCCCGGAGGGCCTCCTCCTGGACCTTGCTCTTGTGGTGCGGCTTGCAGAGGAGCTGGAAGTTGTCCAGCTCCCACCGGCCGCCCTCGGCGACGGGGTTGATGTGGTCGACGTCAGTGCCAACCGACTCACAACCTTCGGCCTCGCATCGGCCGCCAGCTCGACGGATGGCTTGCCTACGGAGGGACTCATAGTTCCCTGGGCGGCGGGCAGCCCATCGCTGCTTGGCCCCGTCAAAGGGGACGGGGCGATGTTCCTGGCAGTAAGCTCCGCGCACAGCAGTGCGGTTGCAGCGGACGCAGAGCGTCGGTGCCCTGACCATGACGTTTACTCCCCTCTCCCGGTTGACGTAGGTTCCTCGACAAGCTAAGGGCCGCCTGTTGGCGGCCCAGACTGTCTCTATGGGACGGCCTTGGGGCCGTCTCTACAGGTACGTACTAGGGGATGCCCTCCGGGCATCCCGCCCTGGGGGTCGTCGTCGGTCGGGGGCTCCGCCCCCTCTCTCCTCCTCCCCTCACTGTTACTGATGTGCCCCAACGTCAAATCCGGGGCAGATAGAAAGTGTGATGTACGTCACTTGATAGGTGAGGAGTGTCTTGAACCGATACGTAGGTTCACTGTCCGTGGTCGCAGAGACGATCAAGCGGTGTACCCGCAGCATCTTCAGTTAACCTCCAGCTAACCTTGTCGCCTCTGACCTGCCCGAAGGTGCCGGACGCGCACAGGCGTTCGAAGGTTTACGGATGTGCCGAAACCTGCGCTGCGGACGCACGTTTGGGAACTTGGTTACCGCTTGTAACGGTCGTGCCCTCCCCGGCATACTCCATGCCCGTAAGGGGTGATTCGGCCAGAAGCGGGCTGACGGCGACGGGGCTACCAGGGAAAAGGGCCTCTGACCTTGGGAGATGACATTAACTCCTATAGGGTGGAGGCCCGATACAGCAGGTGGACAGTGGGTAGACAGTCCACACGCACTCGTTGCTTGAACGCCCAGCCAAGACGGGGCTGGCTCTTCAGGAAGGATCTCCCAGAATGAAACCTCGGAGGATAGAACCCGATGAGCTAAGAGACATGTTGCGCGGGAACAAGGTTAAAGGCATTAAGCCGATGACCTACGCCGAGATTGCCGCCAAGACGGGGCTGTCTGCTTCTGGCGTGAGTCAAGCTGCGCGTAGGTACGGACTCACCCGTAAGCAGATGAGCCACAAGGCTGCTATTCCATGGCAGGTGGAACGGGAGCACAGGTCCAAGAAGGTTCATAAGTATCTACGGGATCTATCAACCATGGCCCAGGGGGGAAAGGTAGACCCGGACTCGGCGGCCACGGCATTTCGATGGGCGGAACGTCTTATCGAGCGCGAACTCGATATTGACTACGACAAGGATGAGCCGCCGAATGACGAGAGTGTAGTTGGTGGTTTCTTTGTCAAGCCTGCTGATGCAGCGGATTGGCGTCTGAGGAAGGTGCTGGATCGGGCCAAGAGAGGCCGAACTAGAAAGCTTTGATGCCCAGTGGAGGGGCTCTGAGCCCCTCCGTTGGGTGCATATCAGCGGGATGGAGCGTGTTCGTTGTCTGTTGACTGTGTCGCCGCCTATGTTGGCCCCAGCAACCCGCTGGCCCCGTTGGGGGAAATCACGCCCGTACACCAAAGCGGTGGCACGGAAGTCCATCGACGTGAATACGCCGATGGATGGCTATACGAGGTTTCTATGCGGAGAGGCGTCGGCGTCCATGCACTACTCACCGCGTGCGGGTCGATCGTGCCTGACGGTGCCGTAGCAAACGTCTACAACCCCGAGGACGTTGGGGACACCGAAGACGAGAAGATCTACGTGACAATTTGGGTGATTAAGGAGTGATGATCACATGATTCCGCGGTACTCACCTTCCCGTCTTCAAACCTACTCCAGTTGTGGCATGGCGCTATATCTGGAGAAAGTGAAGAAAGTGCCGCTACGCGAGGCAGTCTGGTTTGTTCAGGGAACAGCCGTGCACGAAGCCCTTGAGGGCTACGAGCGTAGCTTTCGAACCCTGGACCCGGCTGCGGCCGAAGCTCTCTACGTCGCCGCCTGGGACCGCGAGCTGGCGGCGGCGCGAGAGAAGCAACCTGACGAGTCCATGTGGATGGTTGGTGGTCGCAAGACACTCGCCACAGACACGGAGACGCGCTTTCAGGCGGGCATACAGCAGGTCCACGGCTATATCGACAGGAACTTGCCAGGAGACGATCTAGCGGCGGCAGAGCTGATTCCCGGCGAAGCCGCGGTCGAGACAGGGTTCGAACTCGACTGTGGCGAGTTCAGCGTGCTCGGCTACATCGATTTCGTGCGTGAAGAGAAGTCGACAGGCAGGCTGATTCCGGAAGATTGGAAAACGGGCCGAGATGTGCCGGCCGATCCATACCAGCTCGCGACCTACAAGATCGCGGTTGAGGAGCTGACCGGCGAAGTTGTGGAGTGGGGTCGGTTCTGGATGTGCCGGAACAACGCGCCTGTGCAGGTCGACCTACGTAAGTACACCAAGGACATGGTGCGAGACTGGTACCAGCAGCTCCACAACGGTGTTCAGAACGGCGTTTACCTCGCAAACCCGAAGAGCTGTTTCACGTGCACAGTGAGACCGTCGTGTTTTTTTGCGGCGTAACAGTGAGTTGATAGTGAGTAGATAGCTGGAGGTTCTTTCTTCTATGACCCCTAGTGAGCGCATCCTTGAGCGCTGGCGAGATACCGCTGTGCTGGAGTTTCTGTACGAGGCGAGATTGCTGAGTATGTGGGACTACAACACCGGCATGATTCGGCGGCGAGAGTTCTTCCGGGCGCTTCGAGAAGCTCAGGAGAGCTGAGTGGGGCTGTACCACCTCGGCTCCGCTATGCGGAGCAACCGATCGTCTGGCCAACCGCTACCTACCGTCTGGCGAACCCTGACAGACGCCACGGCCGTGTTCCGTCGCCCTCAGCTCGTACTGATCGCCTCGGCACCCGGAGTCGGCAAGTCGGCTCTGGCGCTCAACCTGGCCATCAAGAGCGGAGCGAGCTGCATCTACTTCAGTGCGGACTCGGGGCCCGGTACACAGCTCGTACGGTCGGTGTCGATCCTCACGGGCCGGGCAACTGGAGAGGTCCAGAGGGCCATGGAGAGGGGTTATGCCTTTGAGAAGGAACTTGAGCCCATCTCTCGAATCTGGTGGGAGTTCGATGCAGGCCCGTCACTAGATCTGATCGACAAGTGCGTGACGGCCCATGGCTACCTAGGCGCCTATCCCGACATTTGCGTGATCGACAATTTGATGAACGTCGACCCGGGCGAGGAGGGCTCCGAGGCGAAGGCTCACAAGGACATCCTTCTCTTCGGGCTCGAATTGGCTCGCAAGCGGAACATGTGCGTAATCGTCCTGGCGCATCTCGTCGGAGAGTACGAGGACGGAGTTACCCCGCCGCCCCTATCAGCCCTCATGAACAAGATTGGCAAGATCCCAGAACTCATCCTCTGTCCGTACCGGGAGGAGACCCCCTACGGGGAGGCGATGGGGATTTCAATTCCGAAGAACCGCGATGGCATCGCGAATGCGGCTGGCACGTACACGGTCAGCCTCAAGATGGATCTCAATCGAATGGCCATTGAGGATCACCCCAGTGGCGTTCAGATGCAGGCGGTGTGATGGTCGAGTTCCACTACGCAGTTCAGAGCGAAGGTCGGCGCGAGCCAAGGTTCCTTGTCATGCGCCTCAATTCGAATGGGAGCGGTCGAGAGATCAATTCCTACAGGGACGAGGAGACGGCGGCGATTGTCGCTGACTTTCTCGCGATGATGCAGGATCAGGAGGTGCGATGAGTGGCACGTAGCGGCTACCGAACATGCGCGACGTGTGGGCGTAATAGAGCTGAGCGGTTCTACTCCTCGGCCCGCGGACGCATCTGTGCTTCCTGCCGGAAGACGTCCAGGTCCAAGGCCGCCCATGAGCAGAGGGTTGTGGCGACCTACGGCCTGGAGCGGGGCGAGTATGACCAGCTCCTCGCCGCTCAGGGCGGCGTCTGTGCCATCTGTGGCCAGCCGCGAGCACAGCGGCTCAGCGTCGACCACTGCCACAAGGCTGGCTACGTCAGGGGCCTGCTGTGCCGCATGTGCAACGGCAGGTTGCTGACAGCAGCTCGGGACCGACCCGAGGTGCTCCGGGCGGCGGCTGACTACCTGGAGAGCCCGCCAGCACTGCGGGTACTGGGGGAGCGTTACTACACCGGAGATCCAGTCCAAACCCGGCCTCGGAAGAGGCCGAGAAGGAGGACGGCGTGACTGCGCCGACAGTCGACCTCACGACCACTGTGACTCTCAACCTCGATGATCTTGCGGAGCTGATGGCAAATCACATCGGCCGGTACGGAATTTCGGACGCCGATCTGATCGAGTTCATCATGACTCTCGATGCATACGTGGCAGACCTGGGCTTCACCAAGGAACTACATCAGCGGCTTGGTTCGGCTATCGAGTCCGAGGAGGCGTGCGCCTGATGGATTGGCACGCGTTCTACCTATTTCTGATCGGATGGCTGGTGGGTCGAATCTCAGGGATTGTGTTCGACAGGAGGAAGTGAATGGACGTCGACATCGTCCCCATCCTCAAGCACTACGGTGCCGATCTTTCGGACCTCGAACCCGGCGAATTCTGGACGGCTGTCGTCTGCCCATTCCACGATGACAGTCGCCCATCGGCTAGCTACAACGGATACGCCTTCACTTGCCATTCATGCGGTGTCAGGGGTGACGCCATTGCCCTAATTGCCAGAAAGGAGGGCTTGGACTTTGCTGGTGCCGTCCGATTCGCAGAGAGAATTCTTGGAGAGGGCGTCAAGGAAGTACCACGACGAAATCACACCGGAAGGCGTCGAGTATCTGACGGGCCGCGGGATCACAGAGGAGGCGATCGGACAGTGGCGACTGGGGGTCGTTTCCGACCCTCTCCCAGGCCATGAGAGATATCGAGGCTGGCTGAGCATCCCCTATCTCACCAAGCACGGCATCGTCACTATCAGATACCGCAGGTTGAGCGGCACAGGCGACAAGTACCTGACTATGCCCGGTGACATCCCCCGCATCTTCAATCCCTCGGCCCTGGAAGCAGGGACCCGGGGGATTTGTGTTACCGAAGGTGAGCTGGATTGCATCGTTGCTCAGATGTGTGACCTGCCCTGCATCGGACTCCCTGGTGCAACCTCCTGGCAACCGGTGTGGGCGTATCTGCTTGAGCAGTATGACCAAGTGATGCTTCTCCAAGACGCAGACGATGCCGGGGAGAAGATGGCTGCTGCTCTTGCCAAGCCCCTCCGGACGAACCTCCGTCCAGTCGTTATGACCGGCGGCGATGTCAATTCTTACTTCCAGGCACATGGAAGAGAAGCGCTACGAACGAAGGTACTTGGATGAGGTTGGAACTGGATATGGACATGTCGCTCGAAGAGGTGGCTGAAATCTTCGAGGAGCAAGGTTGGCTGTATGGGGGGCCAAATGTGTTCGGAGTTCCTACCGGTAAGGATTTGGCTGCTCAGGTGTCACTTCTCGCCTCGGACGCCGAGAGCGGGGACCTGGACTATGTCCACAGTGGTCGGATCGCTCTTGTAAGGGACCCGGACGTCGCAGGGGTCTACCAGGCGCTTCTGACGATTGGCTACGTCTACGTGGACGGCCTTGAGCACGTAAGCGAGGAGTGCTGATGGAGCCTTATGTTGATGAGGGCTGGGAGTACTGGGACGAGGAGTACTCGTTCGAAGAATGCGCTGAAGGCATCCGTCATGCGAAGCCACTGGAGCGTCCGAAGGCTGATTGGGAAAAGAGGCTCCTCGCCGAGAAGAACGATTCTGTAGCCCATCCAAGCCACTACACATCTCACCCCAGTGGTGTCGAGTGCATCAACATCACCGAGCACATGGGTTTCCTAGAGGGCAACGCACTGAAGTACCTCTGGCGTGCGGGTTTGAAGACTGACGATCCAACTGAGGACTACCGGAAGGCGATTTGGTACCTGGAGAGGAAGGTGAAGCAGCTTGAAGCGGATCGTCGTAATTAGTGACCTTCAGATCCCCTACCACGATCGTAGAGCGCTGAAGAACGTTGTTCGGTTCATCGGCGATTTCCAGCCTGATCTACTCATTCAGATCGGCGACCTGAACGACTACGAGACGCCGAGCCGTTGGAACCTCGGGACGAAGCTGGAGTACGCCCAGCGGGTCAAGTCGGACTCCGAGGTCACCAAGAGGGAGTTCTTTGCCCCCGTCCGAGAGGTGTACGACGGGCTGTTCAAGGTTTTCGAGGGCAACCATGACCTTCGCCCCCGGACGTACCTCTCCGACAAGGCACCTGCCCTGGCGGAGTTCTCCGACGACGTCCACTTCTCCAAGCTGCTCGACTTCGACGGCTTCGGCGTCGAGCTGGCCGAACCCTTCATGAAGCTGGGGCCTGGCACGGTTGGCATCCACGGGCACGAGATCAAGGGCATGTCCCAGATTGCCGGGACGACGGCGTTCAACCATGCAACGAAGGCCAATGCGAACGTGATCATGGGGCACACCCACAGGCTGGGCATCCGTCGTGGCACGACCGGCAACGCGACGACTGGCTTCACCACCAGGTGGGGGTTCGAGGTCGGACACCTCATGGACCCGTCCAAGGCCCAGTACCTCGGAGCCGGAGCCGTCGCCAACTGGCAGAAGGGTTTCGGACTCCTGTACGTCGGCAACCAGGACGTGTCTCCGGTTGAGGTCGACGTGCACCGGGATGGTTCGTTCGTTGTGGAAGGCGAGCGCTATGGCGCGCTCCGTCGAGGTGCAAGCGGGCGCTTTTCTGCGGCTTGAAACAGTGAGTGGACAGTGAGTGGAGAGTGAGGATGGGTTGATCGCTACAGATGAGCTGGTGAAGATGGCCAGCCGTGTCGGGCGAGATGTCGCCCGGCAGTACCCCGGCATCGAGGCCGAGGACATTGCCAGTGAGGCGGTGACTCGGTTCCTTGAGAAGGCCAAGCGGATAGGCGATGCCGAGGCCGCCTACGTCTACAGGGTCCTGGAGCGAGACGCGGCAGCCTACGCAGCCAAGCTGCGGTACGACTACGTGATCTCGACCAGTCAGTACGTTTACACGCCGCGCGAGGTGCGGGCGCTCCTGGCCGAGGTCTACTTCGACGCCTCGGCCTGGGACGTCCCCACGGGCAAGGACGACTGGCTCTCTGCCGAGATCGAGGGACGTTCCATCGGCATCTCCCTGATGGATCTGCGTGTCGGGATGGACCGCATCAAGCCGGAGTACCGCTCGATCTTGGAGCGCCGGTTCTACCACGGTGACGACTCGATGCACCGCAAGGACGTCACGAGGGCTATCGATGCGCTGACCCGGGCCGTGAACCGGATTGCAGCGCGAATCGGCAGGTCCGATGAGGGGCCTGGCTCGCGAACCGTCATTTCGAATGCCAAGGCACAGCACATCACTGAGAACCAGCACGACGGCGAATGGTGTGAAGAGGACGCGCTCTCAAAGGTCCAGAAGCTTCGCAAACAGGACCGGTGGGACGTGCCTGGCAGGCATTTTAACTGGGACAAGTACAAGGAGACTATGTGACTACTGAGTTCGGGCCGTTGGCCAAGGCCGTCTACGAACAGAAGTACGCGATGCCCGGTGAAACGTGGCCCGACACCGCGAAGCGGGTTGTCGACGCAGTCATGCGTCCGTACCTTCCTGAGCTGGCTGACGACACTGAGCGCGCCATCCGAGAGCGGAAGTTTCTGCCGGGTGGTAGATACCTGTTCGCCTCTGGCAAGCCCCTGCACCAAACGCAGAACTGTCTCCTCCTGGACGTCGAGGACAGCCGGGAGGGCTGGGCCGACCTGATGCGCCGGGTAACCGCGGGCCTGATGAGCGGTGCCGGGATTGGCGTCGTTTACTCCAAGCTGCGCCCCAAGGGCGCGCACATCAACGGCACGGGTGGAGAGAGCACGGGCCCGCTCGCCTTGATGCAGATGGTCAACGAGGCCGGGCGGCACATCCGCCAGGGCGGCGCTAGGCGCTCCGCCATCTGGGCGGGCCTGCATTGGAATCACCCGGACGCCATGGAGTTCATTCGGCTCAAGGACTGGCCAGATGAAATGAGGGCTGCGAAGGAAGCTGACTTCGATAGCCCGGCCACGATGGATGGGACCAACATCTCTGTCATCCTCGATGACAAGTTCTTTGCTGCCTGTGAGAACACGGAGGACCCGGATCACTCCCGCGCCTGTGATGTCTATTGGAGTGCCGTCGAACGGATGCTGAGCACCGGTGAGCCCGGGTTCAGCGTGGACGTCGTCGAGAACGCCGGAGAGCACCTTCGGAACGCTTGTACCGAGGTCACCTCACGGGACGACAACGACATTTGCAACTTGGGCAGCTTGAACCTGGCCCGCATCGGAAGCAAGGAGGAGTTCGCCAATCTGGTTCGGCTCGCCACCGCGTTTTTGATCTGCGGAAGCCTCTACAGCCTCGTGCCATATCCCGAGGTCGCCGAGACTCGGGAGCATAACCGCCGCCTGGGCCTGGGCCTCATGGGGGTAGCGGAGTGGCTGGCTGTGAGGGGCAAGGCGTACGCCCCTGACTATGAGCTGGGCACGTGGCTGATGGAGTACGAGCGGTCGACAGAGCACGCAGCCGAGTTTGCTGCCCAGCTCGGGATCTCCTGCCCGGTCAAGACTAGGGCGATTGCCCCGGCCGGGACTATCAGCATCATCGCCGAGACCACCAGCGGCATGGAGCCCATGTTTGCTGCGGCCTACAAGAGGCGGTATGCCAAGGGTGACACCTGGGTCCACCAGTACGTCATTGACGGCACGGCACAGCGTCTCGCCGATGCGGGCATTGACCCTGACGAGGTCGACAGTGCCTACAGCCTGGCTCGGACCCCCTATCGCAGGCTGCGATTCCAGGCGTGGCTCCAGACGTTTGTCGACCACGGTATTTCAAGCACGATCAATCTGCCCTCTCGTGACGAGCAGGAGTTCTCCGTGCTTGATTTCGGCGAGATGCTTTACGAGTGTCTGCCGTACCTGCGTGGTATCACCGCCTATCCGGATGGTGCCCGCGGGGGCCAGCCGCTAACGGTGGTGCCCTACGCCGAGGCGAAGGTCTGGGAGGGCGTTGAAATCGAGGAAGTTGGCAACGAATCCGCCTGCGTCGGCGGAGTCTGCGGAGTCTGAGGATAGAGATGCCGAACTTCGATAAAAACCTCTACTACTGCCCTGAAGCTTCCGGACTGGAGGTTTTGGGGGAGCTGGAGTTCTCCCCTTCGTACGAGTTCGATTTGTTCGTAGTCTGGCGTGAGAAGGCAACCGGACGACTGGCTTATGGCCAAGACAGCGGTTGTTCCTGTCCCTGTCCATTCGAATGGTTCGAAGTCGAGGATCTTATCTTCGCAGAGCCGTGGGAGATCACGCAGAAGATCTCTACCGTTGCCAATGAGAAGAAGTCCGCAGGCTACTGGGGAGCCTCGGACAATGATGTGGTCAACCTTATTGAGAAAGTAGTGAATGCCCGATGAACGACCCGTTTGCTCCGAACACCAACGGCGTGCCGGCCGACCCGTGGTCGACGCCCGCCAGTTCCGAAACCCCCGCCCGCCAGGAGGCCCCTGTGTCTGTCGAGTCTGTGAACGAAGTCAGTGTCACCTTCAAGCAGCATTCGGGCTTTGATAGCCCGTGGATTGTTGTCCGGGGGGCCACGCCGACTCAGGTTAAGGATCAGCTCCGAGAGCTGTACGCCGAAGAGCTGATCGAAGCCGTTGCGCAGACTGCGCAGAAGTTCGCAGCTACCAAGCCCGGAACCTCTGCTGGTGTTGCCCCCCGCCAGGGGGCATCCAGCCCTCCGCGTCAGAACAACAGCACTGGTAACGGCGGTGGCGGGTCGCTGCCCCCGGG